GAATACACCGATCAGCGGGCGCCGCTCGTCGCCGTTGAGATCGTCGATCGGATCGATGCGGGAGTCGGCGACATAGGCGCCGGCGATCGTCGGCCACGGGCCGTTGGCGGCGAGCAGCGCCGAGGGCCGCAGCGCCTCAAGCGCCGTCAGCCGCAAGAATTCACGTGCGAGCATTTGCAAAAATCTCGTTGAGAGTTAGCCGCACAAAGCCCGGCGTCGAGGGCAACACCTCGAAAATGCGGAAGCGCCGGCCGCGTTCCTCCGATGTCACCAAATCGCCTTGGCGAGGCCGCCACGGCACGCGGCCGAGATCGAGCGACACATAAGGCCGGGCCGTCGAGGCCGCCGCCCGCTCGGGCTGCACGCCGACTTGATGGAATGCGCCGGCGCCGGCGCGGGCTGCCGACTCGCCGAACGGACAAAGCACATGCTCGACAACCGCGCGCGATCCATCGGGGATCAGCGGCGCGTTGCGATCGGTTTGATATTTCATCGGGGCGAACGTGAATTGCTCGCCCTGAATTCGGTCATGCGTCACCGCCGCAGCGGCGACAGCACGCGCAAACGGTGACGCCATGACTTTACCTCGCGTTAGCCGACAACCGGGCCGAGTTTCACCACGCCGACAGTGTCGGCCGACTGCGCAGCCGCGACGGCGACGCCGACGCGCGTGTTGCTCGCGCTCGTCTTGGTGAAATTCTTGGCGGTGTTGTCCCAATAGACATAATCGCCCTCGGCCCATGCCGCGCCGGCGGCCTTGGGCATGTCGGTGAAAACGCCGCTCATCTTGAGCGCGAACGAGTCGCCGACGGCGCCGTCGGTCACGGGAACGCCGAAGATGCCGGCGCCGATCAGAACGGGCACCCCGGAGGAAACGCCGCCGGCCGGCACCGTGAGAGTCAGGGTATCACCCTGCGAACCATAGTTTTTCATGTTGGATTGTCCCTTGCAGAAACGAAAGCGGCCGACGCATTGAAGCGCCGGCCGCCGGTTGGATCAGTCGCGGACCTCGGCGTTATGCGCCGGGGTTGTAGAACATGCCGCGATAGTCGATCGCCTTCGCCGCGAAGTCGAGACGGCCCTTGATCTCGACGCCGTCCACATCGAAGCCGATGCGGCTTTCGGTGTAGAGACCTTCCTCGCCTTCGAGGTAGGCATATTCGAGCGTGTCGATCGTGGCGGGATCGGCGAACAGATACCAGCCATTGCCCGAGAGCCGCGCCTCGACGATCGGCTCAAGCGAGCCGGCGAACGGGTTGACCGTGTTGTTCGACTGCGGATAGATCGTGGTCGAAAGGAACTGCTGAACCTCAGTTTCCTTGTCGGGCGACACGACGATCATCGCCGGCGTGAGGTTCAGCGGCTCGGCGTCGGCGGCCTTGTTTGCGAGGCCCTTCTGCTTACGCATCGCCGTGCGGCCCTCATTGAGCGACGCGATTGCGATTGCGCCCGGCGTGCCGAGGTTTTTGTGCGTCGCGTGGAACAGCGCCACGCCGTCGCCCATCGCCGGGTTGCTGGTGATGATCGCCCAAAAGAGCGAGGCCTCGGTTTCCGCCGCAGCACGGCCGAACAGCATCGGAACGCGATCGAACGCGCCGAGATCGTCGTTGATCAGCGCTTGCCGGGTGATCATGACCTTGCGGCCGTAAGTCGCCAGCGAATAGGACTCTTTCGAATCCGCGAGCGCGGCGTGCGTGTACTCGCCGCCTTCCTTGATCGGCTTGAGGTTCGGCAGGTTCGACAACTGCGTGATCGCACGCGCCTTGAAGTCGGGCGCGTTGTTCTGGCGCGCGAGCCGCTTCCAATTCTGCGGCGCGACCTCATAGGCCGAGCGCAGCCGCTTGGAAACGACGTTCGCGAGGATGTTCGGGAAGTCCGTCGAGGACATCGCGCCGCCCGAACGCACAAAGCCGTTGTCCAGGCCGAGCAAGCGGGAAGCAAGCTCCATCTTGCCGAGGCCGCGCAAGCGCGCGCCGCTCGTCTGCTCGACGTAGAGCCGGCCCATCTCCATGAGCGACATACCGCGCCACTCGCGCGCTGCATCCGTGAGCTTGGTCGCAGCCGGGTTGGCGCGGTGCAGGATCGCGTTTTCGAGCGCGTCGCGGGTGGTCTCGATCGCCTCGTGCCCGACGCTGGCGGAAACGTCGCCACTGCGGGAGGAAATCGAGGTATCGGCACGAGCCGCGATCGATTCCAGCGCGGCGGCGCGGGCGGCCTCGATCGTGGTGCCGGCGGCGACGTGCTGCGCGGCGAAGCCGTCGAGGCGGTGGCGCACGGCAAGCTCGGTGATGCCGGCGACGCGGGCGCGCTCGGCCTCGACGGCCGCGCGGATCGCGTTCTCGGTGACAGCCGGCGCGGACGCCGGTGCGGGCGGCACGACGACGGGCGCGGTGCGGGTCTCGGTGGTGGTGACGGTGGTCTCGTTCTCGTCCATCTTGGATTCCTTGGTTTCGGGCGCCGCCCGGCTGATGGTCACAGGGAAAGTTTCGTCGCTGCCGCGCACTTGCGCGTCGGCATCGGCGGGGATCGTCACGAAGGACACCTCGAAAGGAGTCCAGCGCGTTGCAATGCGCTTCTCGACCTCGCCCTTTTTCTCAGGCTCGACGACGCGCACCTCGTCGATCGAGTAGCCAACCGACACGTTGCGGATGATCTTTTCGGAAACCATCGCGAACATACGATCGGCGTTCGGATCAACGCCTTTGCTCGGGAAGCGGATCAACGCGCGCCCCTCGGCGCCGTCGATCCACGCCTTTTCGATCACGCCGACTTGCGACGACGTGCGATAGGCGGAATGGCTATCAAGCGCCGGGGCGCCCTTATTGAGCCGATCGAGGTTGATCGCCGAGCGCGACACCTCAAGGATTTCATCAAACGGGACACTGCTATCCCATCCGGTATATCGGCGCCGCCGCACGGCGGCTCCGGTCGTGAACGCAACCTCGACGGTGCGGTTTTCGACATCGATCGAAACCGCCGGCGCCGAGCGCGTTTGCATCGGCAAGCTCACCGGATCACTTCTTTGATCCGGCGGGCTTACTGTCACTGTTTTTGACATTCGTATTTTCCTCAGTCTGCCCCTCGGCGGCGGCGCCGCCCTTCATTGACGCGAGCGCCATGCGCGGGTCGGTGTCGAGCACAATGCCGCGCTTGTCGATTTCCTTGAACCACGACTCGATTTCGTCGAGTTGCGTGTCGGGATCGATGCCCCATGCCAGCACGAATTGCGCCCATGTCATGCGGCCGGATCGCACGGCGAGAATGTCGGCCTGCATGTCTTTGAGCGCGTCGATCGGCTCATTTGCTGGCATGATCCACTCGACGGGATAGCCGCCGGCGCGCGCCGGCAACACACCGGCCATGATCGCCATTTCGACCCAGCGATCCCACAGCGGCTCAAGAAACATCGCGACGAGCGTCAAGTGCTGGAAGTGCTCAAGGATGCGACGAAACTCGATCTTGCCGGCCTTGAGCGACGAGAAATTCGCGTGCGTCAAGTCGCCGGTCAACTGATCGTAAGTCAGGCCGGCGCCGGCGGCGAGCGCGAGCAAGGTTTGCCGCAACACGCCCTCGAATTGCATCGAACTCGACGGCGCAACGGTCTGCACTTCCTCGCCCTGTTCAAGATAGGCGATCATGCCCGGCGAGAAATTCTCGATGCGCCGCGCGTTGCCGGCGCTATCCTTGCCGCCCGTCGCTTGCGCGAGCGTGCGAGCCGTCGAATTGGTCTTGATGAAAGCCGCGAGACAAGACTCGATCCGAGCCTTGACAACGACAGCCTCTTGCAAATCGGCGAAGTCGCGCCCCGTGAGCATCGTGCACGCGAGCCACGGCACGCCGCGACCCTGGCCGATGCGCTCTTTCTTGTAGACGTGCAGCATGTCGCGCGCGTCGATGCGCTTGGACACCGTCGGCATCACGAGGCCGCGCGCGCCGGGGTGCACCGGATGCACCCAATAAGCGAGACGCTTGCCGGCGCGGTTATATTCGATGCCCTGATCGACGATCACGGCTTCCG